AACTCTTTTAGACCACTTTTAACTTCTTGTTGAGTGCCAGTTTTCTCTACTTCACCAGTAGGTGTGTATTGGGTATACGCTCCACCTGCCCTGTTATCAGTAGCTTTGTAGGTAATAACATTCTCAAGTCCACCAATTTGCTGATCCATGCCAGAACCAGTAGTTTGATATACAGGTTGAACAATAGTGTCGCCAAGGGTAATAGTCTGTCCTTGAGGAACAGTAGCCGCAGCACGAGCCGCAACTGCACCCTCATCTAACCCAACAGCTTGAGCCATTTGAGCAGGAGAGACTCCGTAAGTCTCCATAGCCGTGACGATATCGGCATCACTCATGCCTGGATTAGTAAGCAAGAAATCTATAATTTGCTGATTCGTTACGGCCATGATATTTTCCTTTTATTCGGAGGCAGCTTGCAATGGTGCAAGGTCTTCGTTTGTCCAGTATGGTTTTGCAAGCATTATGACCAAATGTTCTTTGTTGCGTGATAGGCAATCAGTCCAATCAGCATCAGTCATGTTCTCTGGCTTGCCACCATTGATTAGGTTGACGCTATCCATTGCAGCAGAGTAGTGCTTGGCAATTTGTTCTGGGGTTTGGTTATCCATGATTAGTTTCCTTGAAGTTGAGATTTGAGGCTATCTACCTCGGCTTTGAGTTCCTTGATAGCATTTATCATGTACCAAGTTAGGTTATCTGCATCTACAGTCATTACACCAGTAGATTCAGTTTTTACGCACTCAGGCAAGATTTGTTTAAGTTCTTGAGCAATAACACCAAGTTGAACACCTGTCTTTTTAATAGCTTGGTCTTTTGGAAGTTCTGTAATTTCATCTTCTGTACGATATTCAAAGTTACGAACTTGAATTTGTGTGAGTTTGTCTAAACCAGTATTGTTATCAACAATGTTTTTCTTTAAGCGTTGGTCAGAAGTTACAGACCATAAAGTTGAGTTATTGCCTTGGTAAACACCACCAGAATTAGGGTTAATAAAACCAGTACTACCACCTTTTCCTGTTGCATTAGTACCAATAACTATCTCATTAGAAACTGTAACGCCAGAAACAGTTGACCCTTGACCAATATAAATATTATTACTTCCTGTTGTTAGTGTGCTACCAGAGTTAGAACCTAGCCCAGTATTGCTAAGTCCAGTCGTGACTGCATTTAAACTACTTGTTCCCAAAGCGGTATTCTGATAGCCAGTTGTGTTTGCTTGTAACGAACCATCACCAATAGCGGTTATTTGAAACCCTGTTGTGTTGTTTAACAAAGCAGCAGCACCAAAAGCACTAGCATTGCCGTTTGTAGTTGTGCTTTTACCTGCTTGATAACCAACAAACGTGTAGCCATTAGCAGTTGTTAAAGAATATCCAGCTTGATAACCCACGGCAGTATTTTGTTGACCTGTGGTGTTGCTTTCAAGGGCTTGATTTCCAACGGCAACATTAGAACCACCAGTTGTATTATAAAATAAAGCAGTTCGACCAATAGCAACATTGCTTGAACCTGTGGTGTTGGAATACAAAGCCTGTCGCCCAACTACTGTCAATCCTTCTCCAGTTGTGTTGCTATAAGCCGCTTGATGACCTACGGCAGTTGAAAAAGATGCTGTGGTGTTTGCTTGAAGTGCCTCACGACCTACAGCCGTGTTAGAGCCGCCAGTGGTGTTAAAAACAAGTGCGTTTGAACCTAGACCAGCATTGTTAGAGCCTGTGGTGTTAAAATAAAGTGCTTGATAACCAGCGCCTAGGTTGTTAGACCCAGAAGTGTTTGAAAATAAAGCAGTAGTGCCTAGTGCGTTATTGGAGGCTACAGCACTTGCACCACGACCTACTGTTAGACCATAGATCAAACCATCAGATGCGGCTGAGTCTTTAATCAACTTTCCAGTTGTGCTGTTAAACAGAGCAATGCCATTAGCAGTTGCAGAAGCAGGGCCAACAACATCGCCAGAACCACCACCACCAGAAGCCGCAATCGTAATCGCACCCGCAGCATTCGTAATCGTGACGTTTGTTCCCGCAGTCAATGTTGCTTTAGTAAGCGTATTGCCTGTGCTATTACCAATTAACAATTGACCATCTGTGTAGGATGTTTGACCAGTACCGCCATTAGCTACTGCCAAAGTACCCGCTAAAGTGATTGTTCCAGTTGTAGTGACAGGGCCACCAGAAGTAGTCAATCCTGTTGTGCCACCAGATACATCAACACTTGTTACAGTTCCAGAACCACCTGCTGTAGATGCAATGGTCTGGTTAGGCCATGTGCCAGTAACAGTTACGTTTGTTCCAGCAACAATGCTAGGAGTCGCTGTTCCTGTACCACCATTGGCGACAGGTAGAGTTCCCGTTACACCAGTAGACAAAGGCAAACCAGTTAAGTTGGTTGCAGTACCGCTAGATGGAGTACCAAGCACACCACCATTAACCAAAGGTGCGCCAGAAGAGCCTACGTTGACCGCTAGAGCCGTTGCTACGCCTGTTCCTAAACCTGATACACCAGTTGAGATTGGAAGCCCTGTAGCGTTCGTTAAAGTTGCGCTAGTAGGAGTTCCAAGAATAGGAGTCACCAATGTTGGTGAAGTAGCAAATACTGCTGATCCTGATCCTGTTTCATCTGTCAAAGCACCTGCAAGATTGGAGGAGCTAAATGAACCCAAAGATGTTGCATTGCCAACAGAAGTGACTGCACCTGTTAAGTTAGCGTTAGTTGTTACGTTACCTGCTGTCAAACCAGAAGCAGTACCTGTGATATTTGTGCCAACCAAAGCAGATGGAGTGCCTAGAGCAGGAGTAACTAAAGTTGGGCTATTGGCAAACACCAAAGCACCTGATCCTGTTTCGTCAGTAACGGCAGAAATTAGGTTTGCAGACGATGGAGTAGCCAAGAAAGTAGCTACACCAGTACCCAAACCACTTACGCCAGTTGAGATCGGCAGACCCGTAAGGTTAGTTGCCACGCCAGAAGCAGGTGTTCCCAATGCGGGAGTCACCAAAGTAGGACTGTTTGACAGAACTACAGAGCCTGTACCTGTAGAGCTAGTTACACCAGTACCACCATTTGCAACAGGCAAAGTGCCAGTAATGTCAGAAGTTGAAAGGCTTACTGCATCCCATGTAGCATTAGTGCCATCAGTCTGAAGATACTTGTTTGCGTTACCTGTTTGAGTAGGCAAAAGGTTGTTCAGGGCAGCAGTAGCCGTAGAAGCACCAGTACCGCCATCAGCAACCGCTAAGTCAGTAATACCAGTAATCGTACCGCCAGTGATTGCGGCAGAGGCATTGTCTGTTTTAGTCGCAACAGCAGTCTGAATATTGTTAAATTCAGTATCAATCTCAGTACCTTTGACAATCTTTAAAGGATTGCCAGGTGATAAGTTATCTTTGGTAGCGAAATTAGTTGATTTTGTGTAATTAGACATGGTTTACCTCTTACCCTATTTTGCCATCTTTGGCTTGAATTTCAATCTTTTGCAGAGAAAATGAAACATTATTGATCGTTGTTTCATAACCAGTTTGGACAATTTTTCCAAAACCTGAAGCATTAGCAGTCAAGGTCTTAATTGGAACACCACTTGTGTATTCAGCAATGTTGTATTCAGCAATGCCATATTCATAGCTTATTTGTGTAGGAATATAAACATTCTCTGATTGATAAGCACCAGAATAATCAAATCCCCACTTGATTGTTAAGAACTGATTAGACCCACCAATTACAACGGCAGTAACATTCTTTAGGATAGAAATCTGATTAGGGTTTCCTAAGTCAGCATTATTTGTATAGTACAAAAAACGATATGTGGATGCGTCATCAAGATACGTTCCATACTTACCGATATAGCCATTCTTACCAATATACAAGTCGCCATTACGCAAAGAACGTAAAGCAGTTGGTGCAATAGAGTCCCACTTAGTAACCCTAGATGCCCCATCTTGCAAAGATTGCTTGGTATCGAAGCAGTAAACTTGAAAAGTAGCGGGTAAAACAAGCAGATAAAAGGCTTCTTTTTCTGAGTAAACAGACTTCAAGTTAGCCAATGTTTCACCTGCCAAAGATGAATTTAGGTCAAAACGCACGTTCTTAGACAAGTCTCTTAGAGGAGCAGACTTCTCTTGAATTGTCCTCATTAGTGAACGAACACCTGAGTCTGACAAGAAAATCACATCAGAGCCAACACTTTGAATCGTATCTCTAGCAATACATCCAATAGAACCAATTGTGTCGCTCAGAACCAATGATGCGGGTGTAGAAGCACCAGAGTAAACAAGAATCTGTCGTTTACCAAAGATAAACAAGAAATCATTGTGTGCTGCCAAACCCATCACTTCATCCGCACCATTAGGCCATACCCGTGAAACATCTAATGAGCCTGAAGTGCCACCGCCCCATACATGACCTGCAATCAGATCAGAGAAGGTAACTGTTACTTTGTCAGTAGATGTATTAGCCACCCACAAGCGACCAAAAGCTGAAATAGCAATGTTGGCTTGTGGAGCAGTAGCTACATAACCTGACTTCTCAGAGACTCTGCGGTAAGTAGTTGTACTTACTGCGGGGTCATAAATTAGAGGATCGTGACCAGTTTGAAAGAAGTATGCAATCCCATTAAGAGTTGCAGTTTGCCAGTTAGATGCAGTAATGGTAGGAGCAGTACCGCCACCACCATAGGTCAACTCAGTCACCGCATTAGCAGTACCAAGTTTGAATATCTTGTTGTTGCCAGCAAATAGAACTGTAAGAGTTCCGTCAGTCTGGACTAACTCATGGATAACACCAACATCGTTAGCACCGAGGTTTCCAGAGGAAGAGTTAACCCTTGACCAACCTTTTCTAGCACCAATACGACCATACTGATCCAAGATGCAGTTAGTCGCAACCAAAGCAAAGCCAGCCCCTAAATCAAGGGGAGAATCTTCAGTATTCAGACCATAAAAGCCTGGTGCTGAGAGACTATAACTTTGGAGTTGTGCTGCCATTAGACCGCCACAAAGTTGTCTTCAGGATAACGAGTTGACTCCAATGCAATAGCGTCAGAGAGCATTCCTCTAAACAAAGCATAAGCCTCATTAGAGTTTGTTCCACCATCTTCACCACGCTCAATCAAAGCACGAGCATAGGCACTTTGAGTCACCAAGTAATCAAGAACTTTTACAGATGTTCCATCAGCAGACAGATTAGCCTGTGGGACAGTTACATCAAACTTTAATGTATATACGCCATCAGGAACTGGAAACAAGTCAACCTTTGTGTCGCCACTGCCATCTACACCACTAAAGCAAAACTCTGAAGGAATAGACTGTGAAGGCGTACCAAAGTTGAGCTTGCGGTTCATGTCCGCAACAGTGGTGTTATCTAGGGTAATAACACTTGTAGTGTTAATAGCGTCATTGATGCGGAACTTTTGACCCGCACCTGTTAAAGCGTAAGAACTTGTGGCAGCAGTAGTAGTAACTGTAATTGTCTGAGACAGCACATTCCAGTTGTAAGAGTCTTCAATCTGACGTTTTGCATCATTGACAAACTTGCCAATCAAAGAAGAATAGGCTGTTTCGCCAACAGTAGATACTGTGCTTTCACGCAAGCGAATCAACACATCGTTAACAAGTTCTAAGTAGGTCATGTTCGTTGTGCTCCCTGAACCTCAAATGTTGCAATAAAGCTAAATGTGCTACCCGATTGGGTTGTGATTTGGAGTTTGTCGCCCTCTTCAAACACAATATAGGCATTGCCATCAAACTGTAGATATTCTTTTGTACTAAAGTCTAAAGCCGTAAGAATATCCAAGGTAGATGCACTACTTGCGTCATACCACTGAACAGTTATGTGCTTAGTCGAGCCACCAGTATTGTGAATGTACATCACAGTAAACTTGGCGTAGTAACCCGTAGGAACTGTATAAACAGTTGTCAGCGTATTAGCTGTGGGGTTAAGTCCGACTGATACTGGCCTCATTTACTATTCCTCTTAGAGATCGCTTTAGCTTTAGCTTTAGCGTCTTCCTTGGACGTTGCGCCCCAAGCTCTAAGAGAAAGTAAAAGTCGGG